TGTGGGACTTAGTTAGAAATGGAAATCTCAAGAAAATCAGAGGTTATGAGGACGTTGTATTCGACACAAAACTCGAAAAACTCATTGTAGAAATTAGAGTGATGATGAACCGCGCTCAACCCTTTGAAAAGAAAATGCTGTCAGATAAATTGTTCAATCTTACCAAAATGCAAAGTGATTATATCGCTATGAAGCTATCTGGAGAACTGAGAGCAGCACCTATTGCCCTTGAATTATTTGGCGGTAGTGCTCAAGGTAAAACAACATTGGGAGAAATTATTGAAGACATATTGTTGGCTAGTGCGCAATTGCCACTTGATCCAGCATTACGAACCATTATTAAAACAGATGATAAATTTGCTCCCAACATGAAAACTTCAACTGTGGTTGTCCGTTTCGATGATTTTGCAAATGGGAAACCTATGGCTTCAGGTATTAATCCAACTCAATTATTATTGGATTACTGTAATAACCAAGTTTGCTATGCCAACAAACCAGAGGCAGGTGACAAGGGCAAGACATTTATTGAGCCCCATGTTGTTATGGTTAGCACTAACAAAAAGAATTTAAATTCAAGTGCTTATTCCAATTGTCCATATTCAATTCAGAGACGCATGCATTACATCCTTACTGTTAGAGCGAGGAGAGAGGTGCAGCGTTTAGATTCTGAGGGACGCGTGTGTGGAATTGATACCAACAAAGTTTCGGAATACTACAGAAGCAGAGGCTATGAAACGACACCTGATGTTGAAGACATTTGGGACATTGATGTTGAAGTTTGTATTCCAGGTGAAACCGATGAAAGTGAAGGTGTATACGAACCAGTATATTGGAAAGGACGCAAACTTAGCAATATGTCTCTACCTGATCTTTTGCCTTTCTTTGTAGAAAAATTTGAAGAGCACAGACAGAATCAAGATGCCCTTTTAGCACGATCAAAAGAGAAAAAGAAAGGCACTGAAGTTTTGTGTGGAATTGAAGGCTGTAAAATGCCTGTCTATGCATGCAAGTGTCATGAACGTGAAAGAGCTGAAAGAGATGCTTTGGAAGTTAAAGAAAAGGAAAAAGAAAAATATGATACTCAAATGGGAGAAGTCAATTTCAATATGGCAACACTAAGAAATCGTTTTAATAGTTTGCCTTTTATACCCACTATTGGAGTTGATCTTCCTCTCGTTAAGTATATGGATTATGCTTTTGCCTTCTTTATGAGGAAACAGATATTGTCGCGTTACAAGCAACAAAGTTTCACCAATTTTTGCTTAGCACTCATTATGTTCTTCATTAATCCTGCTATGGCCATTTGCTATTTCATAATATCTCAAGTGTATATATTTTCACGTGTGAAAGGAGAGATAATACAAGAGGCCAAAGACCGTTTTTCTTTTAAGAATATGCGGGCAGCT